TCTACTCCATTTGAAGGGGCTTCTGGCATTACGCATCCTATGATTAGTGAAAGCGTAACCCAGTTCCAAGCACAGGCATACAAGGAACTCTTACCATCGGGCGGACCAGTACGCACCGCGGTCCTTGGACTTAAAGACCGCGCACGAGAAGAGCAAGCCAAGCGTGTAAAAGACTTCATGAACTACCAGATTACGGAGATTATGGAAGAATACGATCCAGATATGGATCAGATGTTGTTCTATTTGCCGCTGTCAGGTTCTACATTTAAGAAAGTTTACTTCGATCCAACGAAACAACGCGCTGTTGCGAAGTTTATTCCTGCACAGGATCTCGTTGTTTCTTATTCTGCATCTGATTTAGCCACAGCTAGCCGTGTAACCCACGTTCTACGCATGGATTTAAACGAAGTTGTAAAATTACAGTATGCGGGGATGTACCGTGACGTTGATCTGTCTGCTTCGGAAGATGTAGAAGAGGATCAAGTACGCCAGAAGGTAAACGAATTAGAGGGATTATCTAAGAACTACAGCGATGATGTCCTCAATATACTAGAGATGCACGTTGATTTAGACCTCGAAGGGTTCGAGGACATGGATCCAGAGACTCAAGAACCTACTGGAATCAAGTTACCTTACATCGTAACACTGGACGATTCTTCTGGTTCGATCCTATCTATCCGTCGTAATTACGAGATGGAAGATATATTCAAGCGTAAGCGCCAGTACTTTGTTCATTACAAGTTTATGCCTGGTCTTGGGTTCTACGGCTTTGGTTTAATCCACATGATTGGTGGTTTAGGCAGAGCGGCAACGAGCCTCCTACGTCAGCTTATCGATGCAGGAACACTCGCTAACCTCCCAGCAGGTTTTAAAGCCCGTGGAGTGCGTGTACGCAACGCAGATGAGCCGTTACAGCCTGGAGAGTGGAGAGACATTGACGCCCCAGGAGGAAGTATTAGAGACGCTATCGTACCTCTGCCATACAAGGAACCATCAGGCACACTTGCACAATTACTAGGTGGCTTGGTGAATGACGGACGTAGGTTCATTGCATTAGCTGATCAACAGATCTCGGACATGGGTCAGGAAACTCCTGTTGGAACTACAGTAGCTATGTTGGAACGCGGGATGAAAGTTATGTCCGCGATTCATAAACGATTGCACTACGCTCAGAAGACGGAATTCCGTTTACTGGCGCGTATCTTCTCTGAAAACCTACCTCCTATGTACCCCTATCAAGTAGCGGGAGCGCAGGCGCAGGTTAAGGTTGAAGACTTTGATGCTCGGGTAGACGTCCTCCCAGTCTCAGACCCCAACATCTTCTCAATGTCGCAACGTGTTACACTCGCGCAAACACAGCTCCAACTGGCGCAGTCTAACCCGCAGATGCATGATTTGCATGCGGCGTATCGAAGAATGTATCAAGCATTAGAGGTGCAAAACATAGACGAGCTTCTGCCACCGGCACCAGAGCCTATGCCTCAAGATCCTGCTACGGAGAATGCGGCTATGATTGGTGGTAAAACACCACAAGCGTTCCCTCAACAGGATCACGACGCGCATATTCAGAGTCACTTGGCTATGCTCGAACTTGATATACTACAACAAACACCGGCAGTTCTGGCGGCAATCTTCAGTCATGTGTTCCAACACATCAGTATGAAAGCCAGAGTTATGGTTCAAATGGAGATGCAGCAGATGCAACAAGCGCAGATGCAAGAGCTACAACAACAGATTGCTCAGATTACAAACCTAGTTCAAGCAGGAGCATTGCTTCCTGAGATGGCGCAGTCACAGATTGCTCAACTGCAACAGCAGATGCAACAGTCTCAAATGCCACCAGATCAGGTGGAAGCTCGAGTTTCACAGGTTGAATCACAATTGCTACAAGAGGTTATGCCTCTACTGACATACAAAGGTGAAGGCGGCGCAGAGCAGGATCCGCTCGTAACTATCCGTATGCAGGAGCTAGCGATTAAAGAAATGGAAGCAACACAGAAAGCTCAGATGGAGCAGGCTAAGTTGCAACTAGATCAATTGAAGCTAGAACAACAAGCTACTACTGATTCCGCTAGGCTAGAACTTCAAGAGCAGATCGCTGATGATCGCAGTGAGGTAAACAGGGAACGCATTGACGTACAACGTCAGGCTATGGAAAGAAGATGACCCGCGGTCTTTTAGCGGCTATACTAATTATGATCGGCGGGGTTGTATCCGCCGACGATACAATCAGAACTGATACAAACAGCACTATAACTTCTGACGGTTCGATGGATACCACCATCAACAGTCCGCCGCCTTCTGCGATTTCTCCGCAGATTAGCGCAAGCAACTCTGACCTATGTACTGTAGGTGTCGCGGGGGCGGTGCAGACACAGATACTTGGTATTTCAGCGGGTAGAACTGTACGAGATATGAACTGTGAGAAGCTCAAGAACGCCAAGACTATGTACGATATGGGCATGAAAGTTGCTGCTGTATCCGTAATGTGTCAGGACGAAAGAGTGTTTGAAGCCATGCTTAACGCGGGGACGCCCTGCCCCAAGGATGGGTTGGTAGGCGATAAAGCTAGACTGGCATGGGAAATGGAAGCGGTCAAAGAAGAAATACAAAGAGATCAGAACAATCCTATGAGAAAGATGTTCAATGAAAACGTTGAAACAAAAACAGGTCTTAGTGTTATTATTAGCACTTTGGCCTTCTTACTCTTCTTGTGATCCCTATAGTTATGGGGCAACAGGGAACGCCGCATCCACAGCACTAAGCTGGGGGATGAGTTCCGTCCTGCCTGATATCCCAGGCATAGATATAAACGGTCTTTTATACAGATACACCACGGTCAAAAACCCAGAAGACGACATGAAAGTCCACGTTGGAAATAAGAACGCTAGCGGAGACGGCTATATCTTTCGAGAAACCGACGACTGGTCGGGAGTTCCCGGCAACACCATCGTTAAATCCTTTCCCCTTTCTAACATTCCGGCTACCAAATGGGGTGACGGTTCAATTGACATTGAAGGGAAAGGTTCGGTCAAAGATGCTGTGGTTATATATAACTATAGGATCGACGAGTGCTTTGAACCGCAGTCCAATCCTAACTGCCCAGGATATGTAAAGCCCATACCTGTTCTTCCTGTGATTGAAGTCTATGATGCACTGGAAGATGACGCTGTTGTAGACGCTATAGACGCCGACACAGACTTTCAGTATGATGAAGACGGAGAGTTGATACTTTCTGAGGAGGAAGAGGAAGAAGAAACTAGGATTGAGATGGGGCTGACGGCATCTGCCAATGCGTTGACCCTATTTAAAACGCAAGGACAAGATCAGATTATTATGGCTATCAATCAACAAACTAATCTTAATATGTATTACAATGCATCTATTAACGGTGGTTCGTATGCTGATGCCCCTGGTCTTGCTGATTCAGAGATACCTGATAACAAGAAAGCCCTTCGCAATAATTTGGCACAACAGATTCTGCATGAAAAGATGGTTGATATGCAGTATAACAAATGAGGTTTAATATGAAGTATCTAATAGCAACACTTTCACTCGTTGCACTACCAGCTTTCGCAACTGTAAATATTACAGGGAGTGTAGAAGCCAAATGTGTTATCCAAACAACTAAAAGCGGTGTATACGGAAACCCGATTGCTAGTAAGTTAAGCACTACTCCTTCTGACGGGGGCGTATTGCCAGTAATTAGATACGATGTATCCATTGCGAATTCCTACACAGCTAACATAACGCATCCAACATCGTTTAGTTCTTCCCCTACATTAACAGACACATTAGCGTGGACAGGTAGTACGACGGTCACACAAACGTCTGTGTCAGGAATGTCCGCTTATAACGATGCTAAAGTAGTCGTAGATAACACTTCGATATTTAATCTTACGCTCGCGGGGTCAACATGGTTCTCTACTGCTTCTAGTGCTGTGTACGGTTCAGCTAAACCGTTTCCCGGAGGCAACTACACTGCGGTTGTGCAGGCCAGTTGTGTCGCTAAGTAAGTTACTCATAATAGGTATGTTAGCTGCTTCTAGTGCGTTCGCGCACGAAATGACGCCTGCTTATCCAGAAGTAAAGATGTCCCACGTCAAAAACGTAGTTAAAGTAGAAATGTCTTTGTTTAACTCTAGGGAAGAAATAAATTACTATCAGGTCGATTTATTTGATTTAAACTGGATGCCTATACCTTTTTCTACGCCGTATAGAATTATGAAGGTTGATTATAAAGAATATAAAGCTTTTGATGTCTACATAAGGAAGAGAGATTTACCCGAAGCAGTCTTTCTATGTACAACCTCAAAGGTCAGGAAAACTAATATATCCAGGACACTTGTTTCTTCTACAATATGCTCAAGGCTAGACGGAGAACCTGCATGAGATTAGCGTTAGCTTTTTGTGTTTTATCAAGTTCTGTTGTGGCCGACAACAGCTCTCTTTCGCTTGCTTTGCCAAGCCCGCCAATGAACTACCAATCGGATTCGTTTTCAACGGGTAGTACACGGTGCAGTAACGCTGTCGGTGGAGGCGTAAACTTAGAGTATGGCGTAACAGGTGTGCTATCAGGTTTAGATACTAGCAGTCGTGGCAAAGACATAGGTGTATACGCAAGGATAGTTATTCCATTAGACAAGCCCAAGGCTCGTATTAACTGTGACGACCTTTATCAAATAGAGCTAGCGCAACGTAGGTTAGAGATACAAAAACTACGCGATGAGCTAGAAGCACTAAAGAACCTACAGAACGCCGGTGGAGAGATGGAGTTTGAAAACTAATGGATACTACCAAGATAGCAAATAACATTGATGGACTTGCAGATCGTGAGTTTAAGACTGGTGGCATGAAGATGTCGTTTGGTTCAATCATGGCTATACTGGCGTTTTTGTCTACGGTCGTAGGTGGCTTGTACGGTGGTTTCGTCATGTACCAAAAGATCGAGGAAGTTGCAGGACTTGACTTAGGGGAATACCAACAAGCAATGGATGTGATGGATGCGAAGGTAACGGGCATATCTGAAAAGGTTGAAGAGTCTGTAGAATACAGCCGGGACATCAAAAATGGATTACGTTCTGACATTCTTAGCATTGAAAAGCAAACGGATCGTGTAGAAGATATGGTACGTGAATCAGAGGACAAGGTTCGTACTATGATAGATAACGCAGAAGTTCGCTTTGAAAATCAACGTGAACGTGTTAGGGTTTCACAAAGTGGCGCTATGAAAGAGCTCGAGGAAAAACTAATGGATAAGATCCAGAGGGCTTTAGACAACCCTCTCGCAGACTAGGAGAAGCACATGACAGAGTTTGAAAAAGCAGATGTAGATGGTAATGGATCAATAGATCAATCCGAGTGGGATAGACTGGCCTTAGAAGATAGAAGGCTGAAGATGGCAGATGACGATGCTCAAAGAGATGCACAACGCAAGATGGCATGGTTTGCATTATTCGGCATGTTGCTGTACCCTTTCGCAATAATTATTTGTAATGTGGCTAATCTTGATGAGGCCATGAAGTCGCTAGCTTCTATTGCTGGTGTGTATTTTGTTTCTGTTGCGGCTATTGTTGCTGCCTTCTACGGCAAGGAAGCCTACACAAAAGGAAAGGAAAATAACTAATGATGGGACTAGGATTACTAGGTAAGGTCGCTGACTTAGCCGGTACAATGATCGAGGGCAAGACTGCGGTTAAGCAGGCTGAAGCTCAAACAAAAATGAAGATTGCCACTGGAGAACTTGATTGGGACCTGGCCGCAATGAAAGCCACAGAGAATAGTTGGAAAGACGAATGGATCACACTTTTGTTCAGTATTCCCCTTATTTTGGCGTTCTGTGGGGACTGGGGTAATCAAATAGTACAAGCAGGATTCGCTGCATTAGCGGATATGCCTGGTTGGTATCAGTATTCTCTAGGTGGAATAGTGTCTGCGAGTATTGGTATGCGTGGTGTTAGTAAGTATTTTGGGAATAAAAAATGAAAGAGAACTTCAATAAGTGTTTAGATATGCTACTTGCCCACGAAGGAGGATTTGTAAATCATCCCGAGGATCCAGGGGGTATGACTAATCTCGGTGTCACCAAACGTGTGTACGATGAATGGATTGGACGAGAGTCTACTGAACAGGAAATGCGCGACTTAACGCCCGAAGATGTAGCTCCGATATACAAGAAGAACTACTGGGATCGAGTAAAAGGAGATTCACTTCCTTCTGGTTTAGACTGGGCCTGTCTGGACTGGGCCGTGAATTCCGGATCGGGTAGACCTGCAAAAGCTGTGCAACGCGCAGTTGGGGCTACGCAAGACGGAGCCATAGGACCAAAGACGCTAGGTCTTATTATGGAGAAAGATCCCGCTGAAATAATAAATTATGTTTACGGCGTCCGTCAGGACTTCTATAAGAGCTTAAAGACGTTTGAAACGTTTGGGCGTGGATGGACAAGACGTAACAAAGAAACATTACACCAAGCCTTAGAAATGATATAGGAGAGTAAAATGCCCGTACCAAAGAAATCACCAAAGCCTAAGTTACGTCCTAAGTACTTAGGGTTAGATCAAGAGTCTATTGATGAAATAGAAAACATGGACGCTGAAGACAAGATGATCATTATCGATGATGATACGGGTGAAACTCAAAAGTTCAGCTATGGTGGCGATGTTCGTTTCAATGCTAACCGTGGGAAAACATACTGATGCCTACAATCATGATCAGCATCATGCCGGATGGTATTCCGGTAGATAAGATGGACGGGGACAATGATGGTCCTAGCTGCCCATCGGCTACTCAAGATGGCGAGATCAACGATGAGAACCGTATGTCCGCAGAGGAACAAGCATCTTATCGTGATCCATCGGCAGACGGGGGCTTTAAATTAACAGAAGTTTGCGGCAATTGTGGCGCATACAATCAGACAGAAGACATGCTAGCTTGCATTGGAGATGACTCTGGTGACCTAGGATACTGTCAAATATATAAGTTTATGTGTCAATCAAGCAACACTTGTGACGATTGGGTGAAGGGCGGTCCGATAAAATCGGTTGCAGAGAACTCAGAAAGAGATATTCTTTAATGGATGTTGTTGATTTTGCAAAACATATGTATAAGGTACTACAAGAGCGCGAACAAGATATTGCAAGTGCTCTTGCTAGTGATGCTTGCAAAGACTGGGAGCATTACAAACTCATGGTAGGTGAGGTACGGGGCCTTACTTACGCTCGTGAGGAATTCAAAGCCCTGCTGGAAAGAACCGTAGACGATGACGAAGACTTTATTAGTACCTGACCACGTCGCGCAGAAAATGAACAAGGAACGGGAGGAGGCTAAAGCCGACTCATCCGCTGTGAATAGCGCATACGTTAGTGCAACCGAGAAGGTATTAGACCCTTCTCTATTAGATAAACCCCTTTTGGAAAGATTACCGCAGCCTACTGGATGGCGTGTATTAGTGATGCCTTATCAAGGTGCCGTTAAAACACAGGGTGGTCTACATATTCCGGACGAAATTAGAGCTCGTGAGGCCGTAGCTACGGTTGTTGCGTATGTTCTAAAGGTCGGACCATTAGCATACAAAGACCCAAATAAATTTGGCAAAGGCTCAGATGCCTGGTGCAAAGAAGGTCAATGGGTATGTATTGGACGATATTCTGGATCACGATTTAAGATTGACGGTGGAGAAGTTCGTATCATTAATGATGACGAAGTGATTGCTACAATTCTTGAACCTGATGATATTAAACAAGTTTAGGGGAGTGCCATGAACGAAGAAGCACAAGAAATTATCGAAGAAGAAGAAGGCGTTGAGATTGAACTAGACGCTGAACCTTCTGAGGAAAAAGAGGAAGAGACGAAAGTCGAAGCTTCTAAAGAAGAACCGGCTGAAGAAAAGCCTGATGAACTGGAGAGTTATAGTAACAACGTTCAGAAGCGAATCAAGAAACTTACCGAGAAATATCGGAAAGAAGAAAGAGATCGTGAAGAAGCTGTTCGCATGGCTCAACAATTATTGAGTGAAAACAATAAGTTAAAGTCTCAAGTTAAGAACTTAGACAAAGGCTACGTTAACTCAGAAGAGTCACGCTTAGAAGCTCACACGGATGCGGTCAAACGTAAATACCGTGAAGCTTATGAGGCAGGAGATTCGGATGCGATGTTTGAAGCACAAGAACAACTGTCTAAGATGGCTGTTCAGCAAGACCGTGTTCGTACAGCGAAACAACGATTGGAGCGAGAGGTTGAAGAACCAGAACAGACGGCCGCTCCTATCACACCAACAGCCCCACCTGCGGCTAAACCAGATGCACGAGCCGAAGATTGGGCGAGTAAAAATGAATGGTTTGGTTCAGATGAGGTCATGACTTATGCCGCGTTTGGTTTACATAAACGACTTGTAGAGGAAGAAGGGTTTGACCCGGCGACCGAAGAGTACTACAATGAAGTAGACAAGCGTATTCGGGTAGAATTTCCACAGAAGTTTCCGAAGGCTAAGAAATCGGGCGGAGCACAGGTCGCACCTGCTGGCGCTTCAGCTACCCGCAACACTGCAAAACAGGCGCGTAGGTCGGTGAAACTCTCACCCTCCCAAATTGCGATGGCGAAGCGACTAAACGTTCCGCTTGAAGAATATGCAAAGTTTGTGAAGGAGTAAGACAAATGACTGACAGAAAACCACGCGAAAGCGTAACACGCGAAAAAGAAACGCGCCGTAAACCATGGGCACCGCCCAGTCGCCTTGCTGCACCAGAAGCCCCTGCGGGTTTTGTGCATCGTTGGATTCGAACCGCAATGCGCGGTGAAGACGATAAGATGAACGTCAACACTAAGCTACGCGAAGGATGGGAACCCGTTCGTAAGGACGAGTATCCAGACTATGAAGCTCCCACTATCGACGAAGGTCGGTTTGAGGGCATCATCGGACAAGGTGGATTGATGCTGTGTCGCATACCTGTAGAAACCGCCCAAGAACGATCCGAGTATTACGGGAACCGGACCCGCGAACAAATGGTAGCAGTTGATCAGGATTTAATGAAGGACCAACATCCTTCAATGCCGATAACTAATAATCGGCAGAGTCGTGTATCCTTCGGAGGCTCACGAAGAGACTCCGAGTAACTTTTATTGAGGTGCTATTATGGCAAATTCTAACGGATCCTTTGGGCTACGACCCATTGGGAAAATTGGCCAACAAGCCAATTCTACCGGGGCAACGGAATATCGCATAGCTCCAGGTAACACAAACAAACTATACCAAGGTCAGCCGGTAATACCGACTGCGGCTGGTGTAATTGACGATCTACAAGCTGCGGCTGGTGGTACTGTCTCTATTGTTGGTGTGTTCTGGGGATGTGAATACGTTTCTTCTACAACAGGCGCAACTATCTGGTCTAACACATGGCCAGGTTCTGGTGCTGATACCAACTACCCTGTCAAGGCTTTCGTCTATGACGATCCTATGCAGACGTTCACAATCGCTACATCTAACGTAGTGGCTGCGGCAAACACTGAAGCGGAAGTACGCGCAGCAGTATTTGCTAACATCGCGTTTGCAGGTGGCAATAGCGGTAGTGATACTACAGGTATCTCTTCAGCAACTGCTGACCTAAACACAATCGCTACCACGGCGGCGTTATCTATGCGTATTATGGGCGTCCAAGACGATCCAGAAAATGCTGATTTCACTGTAGCTGGTATTCCATTAATTGTTCGCTTAAACAACCATTTCAATGCTCCAAACGGAAGTATTGTACAGGGTACTGTTTCTGTGACTGGCGTATAAGGGGGCTAACAGATGGCTATATCACGCGCACAACTAGCGAAAGAGCTAGAACCCGGTCTCAACGCCTTGTTTGGCATGGAGTACAATCGGTACGAAAACCAACATTCAGAAATCTTCACTACTGAATCTTCAGACCGTGCGTTTGAAGAAGAAGTAATGTTGGCTGGATTTGGTGCGGCACCTACTAAGTCAGAAGGTTCTGCAATTAACTTCGACGACGCTAACGAAGCATTCACTGCTCGTTACAACCACGAAACTGTTGCACTTGCATTCTCAATCACTGAGGAAGCAATTGAGGACAACTTGTACGACCGTTTAGGCAGTCGTTACACACGCGCCCTCGCAAGATCAATGGCTCACTCTAAGCAGGTTAAAGCTGCCGCTGTATTGAACAATGCGTTCACAGGTGGTGCTTCTGCTGGTGGTGACGGTGTTGCTCTTTGTGCAACTAACCACCCGTTAACAAACGGTGGAACACTAGCTAACACTCCTGCTGTAGCTGCTGATTTGAACGAAACTTCTTTAGAAGACGCTCTAATCAACATCGCAGGGTTTGTTGACGAACGTGGTCTAAAGGTTGCTTTACGTGGAACTAAGTTAATGATCCCACGTCAATTGCAATTCGTTGCAGAACGTTTGATGGTATCTAACCTACGTGTAGGTACTGCCGACAATGACACAAACGCTCTACGTTCAATGGGGATGTTACCAGAAGGTTATGCAGTCAACGACTTCCTAACTGACCCTGATGCATTCTTCATCAAAACAGACGCGCCTCGCGGCTTTGTTCACTTTGAAAGAACTCCGCTATCCACTAACATGGAAGCAGACTTTGACACAGGTAACATGCGCTTTAAGGCTCGTGAGCGTTACAGCTTTGGATTCTCAGATCCACGTTGTGTATTTGGTTCACCAGGTGCATAAGCTGTAAATTACAGTTTTTGTGAGGGGCTGCTTCGGTAGCCCCTTTCTTTTTGGTTTAATGTGTTGTATTGTTTTTGTAATGGGCATCATATTAGCTTTGTAGACAGGTATCCGCCCGCCTGACGTTGCATAGACTACAAGGCAAATCCTTATGCAAAGGGTACTAAAATGGCATCGACTACATTTTCAGGTCCAGTGACTTCAACTGCTGGCTTTATTGGCGACATCGTCGTCCCAACTTACACCGTAGCAAACGCACCTTCAGCATCAGCCGCTGGCGCAGGTACTGTTGTATTTGTTTCAAACGGCGCAGCAGGTTCTGCAATATTGGCTTTCTCTGACGGAACAAACTGGAAGCGTTCTGACACTGGTGGCACAATAGCGGCATCATAAGGGGTGAGTCATGAGTAGATTCGCACCCCCAACCGAAGAAGAACTAGCGGCTCGAGGAATTGGAACCGCTAAAGTTCGCGCACGAAATGAGAACGGTACGCTCAAAGCGGATGATCCTTCTACACCTAATGTCAATGAGGCATGGGAAGAGAAGCCTGCAAAGAAACGTGGACGTCCTCCGAAAAAAAAGGATTAACATATGTCAGGTCCAGTAACCGCATATAATTGGGTTCAAGGCACAACCGCCGCAATTGTCGGTCCAAGTCGTTCCCGTTTGCGTCAGATAGTTATTTTTGCCGCTGCCGCTGGGGAGTTTACTCTCAAGGACGGAAGCGCAAGCGGAGACGTTTTGTTGACACAGAAGTTCCCTACGGGGCATCATGTAATGAATATCCCTGATAATGGGATTATATTTAAAGATGGTGTTTTTGTAGCGGCATTTACCGGTTCGACTAACCAACTAACAATCTTCTTGTCTTAGGGGAGTAGTATGGCTGGTAATGAGGTAACATCGTTTTACTCTCAAACCTCGGCAGCGTTGGTTTCTCGACGCTGTCGTCTGCAAGCTCTTGTTTTAACATATGAATCTGGAGCTACAGGTCACGTTGTACTTTATGATAACGAGTCCGAAGCTTCTGGGAAAGTATTGCTTAGAGTTGATGAGACATCTCAAGGGATGGATGAGGTGTATATCCCTGGAGACGGCATCTTAGCTAAAAAAGGTGTTTATGCGTCTATACCAGATAACACAACAATTTCAGTATTTGTGGAGTAAACATGGCAAAGATTGATAAATCCAAGATGAAATGCAACAAGCCTAGGCGTCAGGTTTCTGGGGGTAAGAAGTTTGTTGTAAAGGCTTGCGATAAAGGCAAGGAGAAGGTTATCAGGTTTGGTGACGCCAATATGAAGATTAAAAAATCTAACCCCAAGCGTCGTAAGTCATTCCGTGCAAGACACGGATGTGACACGAAAAGACTAGATAAACTAACGGCCAGGTATTGGTCGTGTAAGATGTGGTGATGCGTATGGATCAAAAAGTTATTGGAAGTGTCGTGGTAGCGGCAATAATTGGATCTATTGGTTTCGTATCAAAAGAGTGGACAAGTTGGACGTCTAGCACGTTGATTGACTTGAACACTAGAACTGCTGTGATGGAAGCAGAAATCCGTAACACTAATGCTATGGTGTCTTTGAACAATGATATGTTGAAGTACCTGGTGAGCAATTCACGAAAGGCCAATTTAAATGATAAGCCGTGGTCAGATGTCGTTTCAAATCTCACGATCGCCGGAGAGGAGGGCTAATGTCAAAAAAAACAAAGACAAAAAAAGACGCTTGTTATCGCAAAGTCAAAGCCCGATACAAGGTATGGCCAAGCGCCTACGCAAGCGGAGCACTCTCGAAGTGTCGCAAGGTAGGGGCGGCCAACTGGGGAAACTCTACTAAGAAAGCGGCAACAGGTGGACTAATGACTTCAGTGGATAATCCTAAACGCCCTGCAAGGAACAGATACCGTGGTGGAGGCATCATAGCTTCTGGTTGTGGTTGCGTTGAAGAAACAAGACGTAAGAGTACGAGGACTTATTGATGGCAAAAGAAAATTCTTTACGCAAATGGTTTTCTCAAAACGACGGAAAGGGTTGGGTTGACTGTAAGACAGGCAAACCTTGTGGCCGTCAAAAGGGAGAGAAGCGTAAGGGGTATCCTGCATGTAGGCCGACGATGGCTCAGTGTACATCTGCTGCTAAGAAGAAGAAGTCTTCTAAACGAATTAAATGGAAAGCTAGCCGTGGTGGTCTAGCAAGAGTATTTTGATAACCGAAAGGATTATGCTATGAAAGAT